AGAAAGACTTGCACAGAAAGTCAATGATACTGTACTTGTTGAAATCGATAAGTTGTATGATGCATGGATAAAAGGTGAAGATTATGATATAGATCTTTATAACATATTCTTAGTAAATGGTTTGAAAGGACAAGCGACAAAGCAAGTCAAAGATTGGATTACTCAAGACTATGAACAATACAAAGCTGCTCTTGATAAAACAGATGATTTTATGGTAGAATCATATTCACACGTACCAGCAAAAGAGAAAAAGAAAAGAATTAAGATTTTTGAAACAATGCTACAAGACTTAGAAAGAATTAAGCATACATCGATTATGCAAAGAAAAGTTAGAAAGCAAACTGTCAAATCTGCAGACAAACAAGTTTCAAAAATGAAATACAAAAATGCAGATAGTGATTTCAAATTACAATCGATTAATCCTATTTTGATTGTTGGATCGCATAGATTATATGCATTCAATACGAAGTATAAACGATTGACAATATTGAAAAGTGAGGTAGGTTTTGAAGTAAGTGGTTCAACCATAAAAAACTTTGATCCTACATCAATCGAGGTAACACTAAGAAAACCTGAAGAGATACTTCCAATCATTTTAGGAAGAGCAGATAAAACTATCGATCAAACCATTGATGCTTTGTCTACGAAAAAACGTGAAGCTAATGGAAGGATAAATAACGATACTATATTATTGAGGGCTACATAATGGTAAATTCACCTTTTATGACAAAAAAGAAGTTTAGTGAGATGGTTGAAAAAGAAGTAAGATACAGACGAATGACTTATATGGATGCAATCATTTTTGTCTGTGAAGAGAATAAGATCGAAGTGGAAGATGCTCGTAAATATGTCACACCGATTATTAAATCTAAATTAGAAACTGAGGCAATGGACCTCAATTTTATTCCTAAAAAGAACACACTATTTTGAGCGACGCATTATTTACAATATCAAACGTAATTGATGAAAATGCCATAGAAGATCTAAGGCATTTCAAAACTACTGTTGGTTCGCATGATGCAAAGGTTACAAAGGGTGATGGAGGTATATATAAAGATCTGAGAGATGCAAAGGTAAAGGAAGTCAGTCATTTAGATTTCCCAGATGTGTGTGAGAATATACTTGATATTGTACCTATACACAGACCTAATCTCTTCAAAGATCATCATTACATTGGAGAATTTAACTATCTAATGTATGAGGTAGGTGGTCACTTTATAAAACATAGAGACTACCTCAATAAGAATAATGGAGATCCTTTTAGTAATAGGATATTCAGTACGATCACTCTTCTCGATAAATCAGATGATTTAGAAGGAGGTGATTTATTGGTTTGGTCACGTGAAGATGATCAACCATGGAAAGCAGAATTGGAAATTGGTGAAACAATAATATTTCATGCAATGAAGTTTCATCAAGTAACTCCAATAATTCGTGGTACAAGAGAAGTTCTCGTAGCATGGATTTACTTGAAAAGATAGATGTACATCTATATTATATTATGATACAATGGTTAAACATTATGAATAAAGTGGATAATTCAGTTAATACAAAAATATATAGGAGAAAATATGTCGTTTGAAAATTTAAAGACAAATAATGACCAAATCCAGAAGTTGCTTAATGCAGCACAAGAAGCTGGAGGAGGTAAGGTCGAAAAGAAAGATTACAATGATGATCGTTTTTGGAAGCCAACAGTAGACAAAGCAGGCAATGGATATGCAGCTTTAAGATTCTTACCAGCACCAGAAGGTAATGAGTTACCATGGGTTAGATATTGGGATCATGGATTTAAAGGTCCTACTGGTATGTGGTATATCGAGAAATCTCTCACTTCAATAGGTCAACAAGATCCAGTTTCAGAGATGAATACAAAACTTTGGAATAGTGGTCGCGAAGAAGATAAGCAGATTGTTAGAGAACGTAAACGTAGATTGCACTATGTGTCAAACGTTTATGTTGTTTCTGATCCTTCTGCTCCACAAAATGAAGGTAAAGTTTTTCTTTATACATTCGGTAAAAAGATCTTTGACAAAATTATGGACATCATGCAACCACAATTTCCTGGTGAACAACCAGTAAATCCATTTGATTTTTGGGGTGGTGCTGATTTTCAATTAAAGATTCGTCAAGTTGAAGGTTATCGTAACTATGATAAATCAGAGTTTAGATCACCTGAGCCTTTCAAAGGTGGTGATGATGAGCAACTAAAAGGTGTGTACAATACATTGTACGATCTCAAAGAGTTCACTGATCCTAAAAATTATAAGACTTACGAAGAGTTAAAAGTCAAACTAGCAAATGTTCTTGGTGAAGCAATGCCAAGGACTACTCAACAAACAGTTGCACTTGATGAGACAGCTCCTGCTCCTCAACCAAAAGCAGCTGAATCTGTGGATAATGACGACGAAGATACAATGAGCTACTTTGCTAGATTAGCAGCCGAGGACTAATGTCAGCTAAAAAAGGTCATACGCAAATTATAGTGTATATGCCTGATGATGTTTTAGATCAGCTAAACGCTATATGTGATTACAAAGGTAGTAATCGCTCAGCATTAATCAACACAATCATGGGAGACTATGCATTTAATGAGTTGAAAAAGATAGATGAATCAAAGAAATTCTCTACGATGCTTAGAAATATAGCGATAAAGAATGGTCTAACGGCCGCAAGGAGCAAGCCAAAGATTTCACTAGAACCAAAAAGGAATGAGGTGCAAAGACAACCTAGACAAAAACAGGTGAATGAACCTCCAAGAGTTCCAGATTGGCGAGACCAGTGGGATAATTAATTATTGGGAGGCTTCGGCCTCCCTTTTTTTATATTCCTTGACCGTCAGAGTATGAAATACCAGTAAATCTGTCAACTGGTTCAGGATTTTGACCGTTCAATACAGTTGTGCTTTGACTCATATCAGTGTTTTGATTAAATACCGATGGTAGTGGTTGATTTAGTGCATTCGCTTCTTGTATTCTGCTTTGTAAATCTATAAAGGGTCTCATTTCAGGAGCAATGGTAGTAAAAGGATAATTATAAGTAGGAGCATCCATACTTAAACCAGCTTGACCTCTAGCTTGTTCAGCTCCAAGCACTGCATTGAAGTCTCGTAAAACAGCATTATGCACAGCAGGGAATAAAGTACCCAGCATTGGAGAAACTGCTTCTTCTTGAGTATATCCCAAATCACGTAAAATACTTCTATATGCTTGTCGTCCAACTAATTGCATTGCTTCATCTGGTGTTAATAAATCTTGTGGCCTCAAAAATTGCGCAACGCCTCCTATAGGTATTGGCCTTCCAGGATCTCTACCGATCCTCTCTTCTGCGGTTTGTCTCAGCTCTACTTCGCGTGGTGAATCAATTCCTAATAAGTTGGCAACATAGGCCATGGATGATTTAAATGTTCCTATAGCTCTTTCAAAATCGTCTAAAACTTTATTTAAACTATCTCTTGTTTCTTTTGGTACTAATTCTTCGTATATTTCTTTTATTTGTTTTTTTATTCTACCTAATAAACTATTATCACCTTCGTAAAATATTTCAGCTAATTTATCTCCGATTGTTTTATCTGGATCTCTTAATATTTCCATTAGATCTCCAGACGCTAACATCTCAGTAAGAGTGCCAATTGCACCAATCAATATAAGAAATGGATTTCCTGTCATAGCTCCTATAGCCATGGCTGCAGGTCCACCCAAAGCACCAAACAATAAAGGAAGTGCTGCTCCTAAAAGTCCTGTTTTAAACATATCTTTTAAGAAACCAAATGTACCAGACATAGCGGTCTTAACACCATCAAGGCCTTTACGAAGAGCACTAGTGTTTTTATTATTATTTTCTATTTGCCTTTCAGTATTCTCTTGAGCTTCAAATCCTTGCTGTACAGCTCTTTGTTTATCCTGCACAGCCTCTCCAGTTATCTTTGCTGCAATAGCTTTTACAGCCATTCCAGTAATATGTAGAGATTCATGAATTTCTTTCAAAATACCGATTTGGACTTTCATAGAGTTCGTACCAGTATTCCGATCTAACTGACCCTCTGCTTTTAATCTGTCTATTACGTCACTTAAGTTTGCCATTAATTCCTCATACTTGCTTGTCGTTGTTTAGCCTTATTATTTTCTTCCTCTATATACTCAGACAACATTCCTATGTACAACTCTCTTTCCCAAGGTATCATGTTTTCTAATTCAGTCAAACTATACTTATGATGTTGCATCAATTGAAAGTTTGTCTTGAAATAGTTTACAAGACTATCATGCGAAAGAGCTAGGTAAAAAAACTTTGGATTCCCTCCACAGTTATTTTATTTTCTTTCTCACATTTTATACATTTAAATTCAACGTCATGTGATAATTTTGGTGTTCCTTGTATAAAGTTTGTTATTTTTAAAAACTGCTCAGAAGTTAAAGTTTCAATAAACTCAATGATTGATTCAACTGTTTCATCTTTGGTTGATACTCTTTCCTCTTCTGTTAAAACTGCATCTATACAAAGAGCAATTGTTTTAAATAGTGCTTCAGTGTTTTGTTCATTTACATCAACTTCTTTTACTATCTCATAACTTGGATATTTCATCTCAAGTGATATAGAATCTGTAAGTTGAATGATATTACTTTCATCACTTTTCTTTACTTCTATATCATCAATAACTACTGCAGCTTCATTTGCATGTTCACATTCTGCACACTTTACATTTAAATTAATCTTTTCTCCTACTGACTTAGATCTGATTTTCAATAACAGAAACTCAATATCAAATGTAGTTATTTGACTTCTGTCTATTGGATCATCGAGACAAGAATTAATTGTATCGACAACTGCTTCAAGTCCTACCTTTTCATCTCCAGTTTCAAACGCCATCATTAGCGCTTTCTCTTCTTTAACCAAATA